GTTACGATGTCGCAATGATCTTTGTAAACACTGACTTAGCTACAGCACAGGCACGTAACAAAATGAGAGAGCGAACACTGCCTGCTGATGAAGTAGAAAAGTACTGGACTACAGTTCAAAAGAATATCGGTTCTTTTCAGACTATGTTCGGAAAGCAAAAGTTTACTGTTGTAGATAACTCTGAAGGCAAAGACTATCAAAAAGAAACTACCCGTGCCTATAGAGAGATCACTAAGTTTGTGAGTGCAGAGCCCGATAATGCTATAGCCAAGAAATGGATCAAAGCTGAGAAAGCTAATAAGACTAGATAAATATGGGAATATATTATGAATTTGAAAGAACTAACGTGGGAAAACCACAAAAGCGCAGAACGTAAAAAATTTGCAAGTGTGTTGATGAGTGGTAAGATCACTCCTGAATTATACTATCGATACCTTACTAATCAGTTTTACATGTATAATATCTTAGAGGCAAGATTACGTAATCTCGCACCTGAGTTAGGATCGACTGACGTGTTTCGTGCAGAAGCAATTAGATGCGATATGCAGGAACTAGAAGAAGAACACGGGTTTGTATTCGACCCAAGACAACTATCTACTGTCACATCTGAATACGCAAATCATATTGAAAATCTAATGTTGAACGAAGACGTTGATGGTCTTATCGCACACATGTATGTACGTCACTTTGGTGATATGTATGGTGGTGCAATGATCGCTAAACGTGTTCCTGGTTCAGGCAAAATGTATCAGTTTGAAGACAAAGAAGATTTGAAGGTACATCTGAGAGGCTTACTCAATGACGATATGGCAGATGAGGCCAATAGATGTTTCGAATATGCAATTAGACTATTTGAGGAGTTAGGCGATTATGCAAGTCTGGGATCATCTGATTAGTCTTCAAGATTACTTTATAAGTGAGTTTGAAGATGATGGAGTTGAAGTATTTGAAGAAGGCATGGAGAGATTCAATCAAGAAGGTTGGGTCAATCGTGTTTGGAAAAGCACATCGTATCGTAGAGCCCACGTAGATGTAGTAGATGCACGTAAAGAGAAGAACTTGTGGATGATGCACGTATGCATTTTTCCTCACATTACTTCAGATGCCCCTATCTTTGGCTTCGATGTTATATGTGGACCCAATAAGATGACTGGAGCATTTCATGACTTTAGTCCTACAACAAATCAAACTCACCCAATGATCGATCACTTCGGCAAGACTGTTGAACAACTAGAGTGGAAAAGAGAACGTGAACTGCCTGATTGGGCAAAAGCTATCTTCTCTGGTTCTATGATGGCCGCAGGTAATGTACGAGAAGATACTGAAATAAATCAAGTGAGATACACTGTAGAGAATACGTTACAGTACTATCTTGATAACGTAGGAAACTATTCTGGTAACTCAGATGAGTCATTGGTGATAGAAGCACAGAACAACTATGCACACTATCAGAAACAGAATCCTCACACACCTAGAGTCATGAAATCTATCGGACTCGACCCAGACGATGTTGATGCATTTGTGCAACACTGTCTATTTCCTGAAATAAAAACTTGACAAAAAACTGAGTCTGTGTTATAAATAGACTTGTAATTGTTGATACGAATCAACGCATGGACTGGACTCGGGTGCGAATCCCGACAGCTCCACCAAAAGTACATTGCGCCTTACTGCAATAAGGTGTCTTTGCAGAGACGGAGACCTCACGAGGGTTGAAGACAATGTATTTTTGATGGGGCTGATATAGGAATCGACAGACTTGTAGAGATGAGAGTAGATTACCGTGTTGACCTACGACATTCGGTCAAACTAAACTAAACGCAAACGATAACTTTGCACATGGAGATTACGCTCTAGCGGCATAATCAACCGGGGTTGGCCACTTACCTAGCAACAGAAAAGGTGGCAATTTTAATTTAAATGAAAGGAATACGAATGAAACTAGCACTGGCAACAGTCGCAACGTTGGCAACAACATCAGCATGGGCAGATGGACTACCAACAATTTCTTTTGGCGGAGACTTAGACGCCAACTATGCCACAGATGCAGAACGCATGACAGTAGACATCACACCAGAACTGTCTATCATGCCTCTCACTGGTTTAGAGTTAGAAGCTAACACTAAACTGGCACTGTATGATGAAGAAGTAGTAGTGAGTGATACACTAGATGTACTACCTACAATCAACTTTGAAGCAACTTACTCAATGTCTGGAATGGACTCTGTTGAGTGGTATGCTAAAACATCATACAACTTTGAATCATCAGAGCGTGGAGAAATTCACGTAGGTGCAACCTTTAGCTTCTAATGTAACATGATCTTTACATAAGAAGCTTCTAATGTAACATGATCTTTACATAAGATTTACAGTATGATTGAAAAATCTCTATACATAATAATAGCGTGGGCAATAATGCCTGCGCTTTTTTGTGAGCGATGGGGTAAAGCCATCAAACAAAGGAGAAAAATATGGAAATGTTGACACTATGGAGCGCAGTAGGGTTCCTCTTTGCCGCTTATGCGGTAATCGCAAATGATTCAGTGCAGACGCTCGGCACTTGGATGGCATCTAACAATGAGCGTTTCAACTACAAGACGTTATGGGCAGCCGCAAGTGCTGTACTACTAGCAACGCTTTGGTATGGTTGGTCAGTGAATGGCGGTGATATTAGTTACGGTCGATTGAATAAGATTCCCTGGCAAGAAGTTCAGTGGTATCATGCCGCAGCCCCAGCCATTCTTGTTGCACTGACTAGACTTGGTGTGCCTGTATCTACTTCATTCTTGGTCTTATCAGTATTTGCTTCAACTTTCGTGTTGGAGAAAATGCTTATGAAATCGATAATGGGTTACGGTGTAGCCGCAGGTTTTGCTTACGCAGTATGGTTTGCTATTACTAAGTATGCGGGTCACTGGTTCGATGAGACACAGCCCGTAACTGAAGATAACAAAAAGTATTGGCGTATTGCTCAATGGTTTGCAACTGGTGGATTGTGGTGGACTTGGTTATCACATGACATGGCAAACATTGCAGTATTCTTGCCACGTGTAGTTCCCGTAGACTTGATGATCATGGTCTCTGTTGTGTTCGTAGCAGGGCTGTTCTTCATGTTTAGAGAACGTGGTGGTAAGATCCAACAGATCGTACTAGAGAAGCATAACACTCGTTATGTCCGAAGCGCAACGCTGATCGATCTGTTCTACTGGCTATGCCTATACTTCTTCAAAGAACTCAATGACATTCCTATGTCTACTACTTGGGTCTTTGTTGGTTTATTAGCAGGACGTGAACTCGCAATGGCTACGTACTTTGGCAAGAAGAAGTCTAAGTCTGTATTCCCATTAGTTGCTAAAGACTTTGGCAAGATGATGGTTGGACTTGGCGCATCTGTTGCTCTAGTATTGCTAGTGCATTATGTGATAAATCCTGTCTAAAAGTTCTTGACAACCGTGCTTACTTCTGTTATACTTTAGTTCTAAATCATCTAAATAAGGAGTAAGCACGTGTCTGTTATATCATCGTATTTCAAAGAAGGAGCTGACTACAAAGTCAGAGCCGATGTAGTTTTAGAAAGTGACTGTTATGTAATGAAAGTTTACGATAATAATGGTCAGTTTGTTACAGAGAAATCATTTCCTGGCAAGTCTCTACACTATGCAGAATCAGCCGCAGAGAACTGGGCTTTAGGATATCAGGTGCTAAATGACTGAGTTTCCTGGTGTAAGGGGAAACACATTTGGTCTTGACATCCGAGACAATATAGTGTATATTAGTGATAATAAGATAACAAATAGTTCTGCCGAGACGCAACTCTTTCTCTATGCGTATCGTATGGGCAGAGATCACAAAAAAATGGAGATAAGGGACACACTAAACATATGAAAGAAATAAGCACTGAAAATATCGTCAAAGAGATACAGTCATTTATTGATAAGGGTGTTCCATATATTGATGCAGTTGTTGAGTATGCAGAGAAGAACGAAGTTGAGATCGAAGTAATCGGTCAGATGATTAGGTCTTCTCCTATCTTGAAAGCAAAGATACAGTACGAAGCAGAGGAGCTAAATATGATGGACAAGACGGACAGGTTGCCAGTATGAGTTTGTATAGTACACGTGATGCATTTGATACCTATGTGTGCTATCTAGCTATGAAACGGCACTTTACATCCACTTACGACTTCTTCAAATATAACGGCAAGGTGAATGCCAAGTCAGATGCATTTGAGAATCGTAAAGACAAATTTTTCTTCTACAAGTTGTCTAAAAAGAGAGACGCTAAAAACTTTCTATTAGCCAACATCATAGTGAACCCGAATGTCTGGGCGGGTGAACTTGTAGATGATAAAGCAGAAACCATTTATACTGAATGGTCGAAGCGAAAACAGGCACTGACGTATCAGTTCAAATCTGATATAAATGAATTGGAAGATGACTTCAACTCTAACTTTTTAGTTGAGAACGGTCAGCATCCAAGAATGTTGAAACTTTATATGATGAACAGAATTAGCCTCGAGACGCTTGTGATATTGTGCGAACTGACTGGCTGTCTATCACATTGGGAAAAGAGTATCAAAGATACCATAGTTTTTCCTGATATAAATAGATTAGTCAAGAAGTATTCGCCCTTTATTGAATATGAAAAAAGCAAAATGAAGCAAATTCTACTTGACAAATACAACGCAATAGTGTAATATATACAAATAAATCGCAATACAGCGCATACTAGGAGAAAACTTATGACTACATCTTTCGCAGCCCTAAAGCAGGCACGTTCAAATTCCTTTGACAAGTTGAATTCTCAACTTCAAAAATTGAACAATGCATCCCCTTCACAAAACGATGACTACTGGAAACTAGAGGTCGATAAAGCAGGCAATGGCTATGCTATTATTCGGTTTCTACCAGCCCCCAACGGTGAAGACCTGCCCTTTGTTCGTGTCTTTGATCACGGCTTTCAAGGACCAGGTGGTTGGTACATCGAAAACTCATTGACAACAATTGGTCAGGATGACCCTGTCTCTGAGCATAACTCTCAACTGTGGAACTCAGGCTCTGATGCCAACAAAGAGATTGCACGTAAGCAGAAGCGTAGGCTTTCTTACCATGCAAACATCTATGTGGTAAAAGACCCAACGAATCCTCAGAATGAGGGCAAAGTTTTCTTGTACAAATTCGGCAAGAAAATCTTTGACAAGTTGAATGCGGCAATGAACCCAGAGTTCGAGGATGAAACACCCATCAATCCTTTTGACTTTTGGGAAGGCGCTAACTTCAAGCTGAAGTGTCGTAATGGCGACGGTGGGTACCGTACATACGAACCTTCATCTTTTGACGAAGTATCGCCACTTCTAACTGATGACGATGCACTAGAAGGTGTATGGAAGTCTGAGAAGTCGCTTCAAGATATCATCGATCCTAAAAACTTCAAGTCTTATTCAGAACTCAAAGCAAAGCTTTACAAAGTTCTGGCACTTGATGGCGGCTCACACGCACCCACGACTAAAGCCGAGGACGATGATGTGGAGATGAATTTCACTCCTAAGTTTGAGGAGCGTTCAGCTCCCGCTCAGGCAGAGGCTTCATCTCCTACTATGGCAGAAGAGTCGTTCAAAGCTCCATCATCCACGGATGACGATGACGACCTTGATTTCTTCAAGGGTCTAGCTAACGACTAGGACTTCTGTGATAGGGGAAAGGGGAGCCTTCGGGCTCCCTTTTTTTATTTACAATGCAGGGTCTAGAGAGGGAGCAGTACCAGTGCTTGTGTAATAGTTGTTCGTAACATTGCTAACACTATTATCTATGTTTTGTGTTGTAGGTGCTATGAATTGATTTGCACCACCAGATCCACTTGTACCTTGCAATGTACCAGTTTGAACTCCAACACCCATGCCCAAAGCGCCTCTAAGAACTCCTATATTCTTAGCCGCTTGTTCATATTGTGGTTCCATAACAGCGGAACCAAGACCGAATACTTTATTACCGAATATGAGACCCGCTTCTTGTCCCATCAAAGCGCCTTCGATGATAGGCACTGCTTCTTTTAGATCATCAGCAAAACCTCTAATGTTGAACTTACGTCCATCAAAGTCGATTGCTTTGAATTTACCTAGGTTTTCTGCAATGCTACCAAGAGCATTTGCGCCCTTAGATAGATCATCTGCACTTGAAGCAATCTCTCTTACTTTTTCTATCGGGCTATCTGTACCTGTGATAAAGTTTAGAATGTTAGTTCCGATACCAGCAAATGACGCACCAAATTCGCCTGCTGTGAACTTGAGTAGTCCCGTTGCTATGTTGCCCATTGCAGTATTGAATGTGCTACCATCATCTGTTTGGCCATTAGTGATGCTGAGTAGTGTCGAAACTTCATCTTTGATACGTACAGCAAAGCCTTTGTCTTGACCAGTAAAGAAGTCGATCATGCCTTGTACAGCAGTCGCACCGCCTTCTACTAACTTACCAGCACTGAATGCAGTTAGACCTAAAGCAATACCGCCCATCATGCCTACAAACTTAGCAGTGTCACCGCCAGCCCCTGGCAGTTGAGGAATCTCTAATAGTGTCTTGACTTCATCTTTGACTCTTTGAGCAAAGCCTTGACTCTCTTCTTGTGTGAAGTATGTCACGCCTTCGTTGAGTGCTGTAGCAATACCTTCAGCACCTTTACCGTAAGCAAATGCTAAGAGTCCAGCACCAATACCCGCCATAACAGCGGCAAATTTTACTGTGTCTGCGCCAACACCAGGAAGTGAAGGAATCTCAAGTAAAGTCTTTACGTTTTTCTTGATCTGTTCAGCCCAGTTCTCGCCATCTGTTACTCCAGTAAACTTGTTGATAGCGTCTGTAGCAGTTGAAGGAATAGAACTAAGTCCTACAGCAACTTGACCAGCACTGAATGCGATAAGACCTAATCCCAACGATGCCATTATTGCTGGGAATGCGACTAGATTACCTAACGATGCGTTTTCTAATCCTGGGATTTCAAGTAAAGTCTCTACGTTGTCTCGTATATTCTTTGCCCAGCTTTCACCACCATCAAGTCCACTAAACTTTTCGACAGCATCAGCGGCGACAGTTGGTACTGCCGCTATGCCAGCTGTAGCTTGTCCTACGCTAAATGCAATAAGACCTAATCCTAAAGATGCCATTATTGCTGGGAATGCAACAGTGTTGCCTAATGTTGCGTTAGGTAGACTAGGTATCTCAAGTAGAGTTTCAACATTATCTTTTATATTACCTGACCAGTTATCGTTTCCGATAAACTTGTTGATTGCTGTACCCACACCGCCAACAGTTTGACCTATACCAAATGCGGCAAGTGCAACACCCATAGACGTTAGAGTTGCAGTAAATGCTACTACGTTAGCCCCATCTGCACCAGGCAAGTCAGGAATAGATAGAAGTGTTTCTACTTCATCTTTTATATTTTGTGTCCAGTCTTTTCCTTGTGTAGCCCAACCTGCGAGTGCAGTTGCTCCTTGACCGACAGCAAATATTGTTAGTCCTGCGCCTATGCCTGCGAGTGCTAACCCTAAAGATCCACCTTCTTTCAGAAATTCAACGTTGCTTTCATAGCCTTCGCCAATAGATAATAGAGTTTCAACGCCTTCTTTGATTCCATCTGGATCGAATTGATCCATTATTGTGCTGAATCCTAATAGGGCAGCACCGATGCCCATTCCGGCAAAACCTATACCTTTACCAACTCCACCGATAAGACCGCCAATACCGCCTAACACATCACCTGTGCCAGACATTATACCACCGCCAGTTTTACTGCCAGATCCTCTAGCACTGCTACTAGACGCAGACCCTTTGGCTAACCTTGCAGCCCTCTGTGCGTCTTTTGCTGATTCTTCCTGCGCCGAAACGAATCCTGTCAAAGCCTCTGTTTGCTTTTTCAGTTCTAATTCGATGCTCTGAAAGATTGGCATCATATCTGCGGTTGTGGCCATTTACTTACCTTTTGCTTCTCGATTTCTCTTTTACGTCTTCGAGATGATCTATTAGCATCTCCATGTATATGTCTCGCTCATATGGTAAAAGCTCTTCTAATTCTGTTAGGCTATAATTGTGGTGTTGCGCCATAGCGAAAATACTTTGGTAATAATTTACCAGTGTATTATGACTCAACATCACATGAAAAAACTTTCTATACCCTCAATAACAAACTTCTTATCTTCGCCAGTTGGTGTCTGATATGGACACTCAATTCTCATTGCTGGCATACTAGTGAAGAATGTTTGAATCTTCTCTAAAGCACTACCAGATAAATCATCAATAAAGCTATCGACTTCTTCTTTGCTGAAATCTTTCATACGAAAAATTTGCTCACCATCAGATGACATGACTTCGTTGATACAACTGATCATGACGTTGAAACTACCTTCACCCTCTTTAGAGTCAACCATAGTATGTAACTCTTTCAGTGTAGGATATCTCATCGTAATAGTCCAATCGTCACTGACAGCAATCTTAGGATCAAAATCTCCTAGTCTTGCTATCTCTACTTTGTTCACATCAAATGAAAGAGAAATCTTACGACCCTCAATCTCTGGATCATTCACTTCGAATTCCACAGTATCATTTACTGCTTTTCCTCGAATGTGCATTAGAATGTACTCGAGGTCAAATGTTGCTAATTCACTTACGTCAATATCGTCCTGAATACAGTTCGTAATGACTTGCTCAATAGATAAAAAGATTTGACTTACATCACCGCTTTCACGGCCAATCAAAAGAATCTTTTCTTCTTTGACTGTAAATGGTCTAATCTTTATCTTCTTTTTTGTTGATGGGATCGTAATCTCAAACAACGGTTGTTGTATTTTTGGTAATGGCATAGTATACTCCTATAATATAATTATCGTAAAGATCCAAGAATTGTATTCACATCTGTTACAGTGTTTACGAGGTCTTGGATATTTCTCGGTCTGTTCAAGTTATTTAGTGCTTGTCCAAATGTATTTAGTGAAGACAGTAGTCCCAATATGCCATTAGCACTATTAGTATCACCTGTTAGTTCACCAGTTGTAGTCGCTTCAACTTTCATACCGTCAAATGCAAACTGCACCGGTAAAGTCATTACTTCACCAGCATTCTCCCAAGCGACTTGCTGAGAGCCTACGTTCACGGGATATGCATTGTAGAACTTGTATGAATATGTTTTATCTGTTTGGTTCTGAGAGAATACAGTGACTTCAATAGTACACGCATAGTCATCTCTATAACCAAACTCGTATGGTCGTTGACCACCATTGATCTCAGATAGGTATCCAGCGTCAATATCGTAGTTTACGATATCTTGCATCCATCTATGAAAGAACCTCATCACAGCAAAATTACTGTCTACCATAAACACAGTAGGCAATAACGGCAATTCAAAAGCGTTTGGTCGCTTCTCAGATGGACCATAGCCACGAGGCTTGAAGTCTACAGTCTGTACTGCGACTTCTGGTACTTCTGCGCTACGACACAAGAACGTCATGTCTTGCGTAGGTATGTTCTCTTCTAAAAACGTCAAGTTTTCGTTGAGCGTAATCTTTAGAATGAACAGGTTACTCTTAGCTAGACCATGCTTATTCAGTTGTGCATTGAAATCTTTTATGCTGAATGCCATATCTTTATCCTATCATGCGTCTTGAATCTTTGAAGACGGTTGCTTTGCTTGCGCCTTGGAATCTTTCTAGCGGCATAAATAGCGCCATGTCCCATTCTGATGGGTAGATGTAGAGAAATTTACTTCTCAACTGGCTAGTAAGATAGTGCTTTATACAAGGCTTGAAGTAACTGAATTTCGATGAGGAGTTCAGTAACTTGTATGAGAGATTGAGTTTAGTTGTTTCATCATATCGTGAATTAGATGCTACATCATACAGAGCATCCATAAGCTTTGCTCTATACTGTAATGGCAAGTAGTGTAGGTTCAATCCCATAAACCCACCCTTGACTTTCTTATACGGAAATACCAGAGGAAATCTATCAAAGTATGGAAGCGTCTCTTTATGCTTTGCATCGTAATAGTACATATACATTTGACCAACTAGAGGTCTAGCAGTGAGACGATCTTTATCACCTCTCATCAGCTTACCTTCGTTGACACGCTTGTACGTACCAGCGGCATCTCTGTACCAATTACGAGCCTTCTGCTCACGTGCTGGAATCTGACCTGCACGTACACCCTTGGTTAGAATTTCATCAAATACTATCGCCATTAGATTTCCACTACGCCTTCTTCTATAAGTCGTTCACGATTTTTCATGTGTGCTTCGTGGACATCATCTTTAGATTGTCCGTGATAAGCAACAGCATGTCCATCTTCAATCATAATCTCAGTAAGTCTTTTCACCGTATCGCCTTCTTCAATCAAGAAGTCGCCTAGAATACGACCAAACTTACCTTTCTTATCTTCGCCACTCTTATCTACTTCGGTCTTCAATATCTGAGTAGAGCCAAGAGGTAGCATATCTTTGACGTGAGACTTAGCGGCAAGACCAAACTTCTTCTCTACCTTGTCTCTCGTTCTGGATTCTGGAGTATCGATACCCATGACACGTACTCGCTCACGGTGAAGCCAGATACCAAAACCTAGATCAATATCTACGTCTACTGTGTCGCCATCGACTACTCTTAGAATTTTACATTTATATTCGTACATCTATTTTTTCTCCATAAAACAGTTGCGCTGGGTTGTTTTATTGATTGCTTGTTGTGCCCAGTCCAACTCCTGGATTATTCTATTATACCATTTAGAGTCCATCTCACTGTTATGTGGGTTATCTCTCTCGACAGATAGTTGCTCCATTCTCATGTTGATGTAGTTCTCTGCCGCTTTAGCTTTTCTTGCTTCAGACCTTTTTACCTGATTATCGATTATATGCTTCTTTGTCGGTGTCAAACATTCGACATTGTTACCTCTATAATTCATATTACTTTACTCCTAGGTGTCCTTCGTGCATTATTTGAAACTTCCACCCACGATCTTTACAAAAGTCTTCAGCGGCTTGCCACTTAGCTTGGTTTATACCCCAAGTCTTCACCTCGTTTATATACCTTCTGCTTAGTTTTCCTGTAGACGTATTCTTCTTTGATATGTCTGGCGGAACAGTCTGCGCTTTTGGCTTTACCTCAATCAGGACAGTTTCTTTTCTCTTATCTCTATTTATCTGTTTTACTAAGAAGTCTGGAAAATATCTATGCATTCTTCCGTCAATAGGTGAGCGATACGGAACTATAAGCTCCTCACTGCCCCACTCTATAACATCTGGGTGTACATCCAGATATCTCATCAATTTGAACTCCCACCCACTTCTATAAATAATGTTAGTGGGGTCTCCCATGTACTTTTTAGGATTCTTCGGTTTGAAGCGTCCTTGATAATATTTTGCCATATCATAACCGATCTTGGTATTACGTATAAATAAGTGATAAAGCTATTTATAAGGGTTAGCAAATGACAGTAGATTCAGATATGGAGAAGGCGAGGTCAACGAATAACTTCACACAGTATTCGTATCCTCTAACTCCTGGTCAACATAACATGGTTTTAGTCTTCAAGGACTATAACTACAAAAGCGCAACAAGCAGTGGATTCGTTCGTGGTGAAGACCGTTCAGTATCAGCGAAGATTGATGCTAGTGTCAGTCTTCCTATCCCCAACAACTTGACAGACACATACAACGTAAAGGTAGGACCGTATGAGTTGGGAGTAACTGGAGCATTAGCACTTGATACTTTAGGCGGAACGGGTCGTGCTGATCTGATGGCAGATGCGAGAAAAGCTTTTTCTGCTGGATCAGAAGGCGGAGTTGATACTGGAGATGCTGTATCAACTGCCGGTAGTACATTCAAAGTTGCTAGTGCATTTATGGGAAGAAACGTATTAGACAAATTACCTGGTGCTGGTGGTATCAACACTGCTATCGATATGAGAACTGGCAATACTGTAAACCCACACGTAGCATTGAAGTTTGATGGCGTTGACTTGAAGCAACACACATTCAACTGGCAGTTATCGCCCAGAAGCGAAGCAGAAGCAAGACAACTAAAAGACCTTTTACAATTCGTCAAAGCCCGAATGTTACCAGCATATGCACTCAACGGAGAATCTTCAGTTTCAAGAGCCCTTCTCACTTATCCTAATTTGGTTGACATCTTCTTTACAGGCATCGATCAAAACTATTTCTATTACTTCAAGCCTGTTATGATCAACACATTTACTACAGACTTCACGCCACAAGGACTAGCCTTGAACAAAGGTGGTCGACCATCGTTTATCAACTGTACGATGACAGTTACAGAAGCACAGATTCACACTAGAAGTGATATCGAAGGTCTGAGTCAAGCGGCTGGAGACGGAGGAGAATAATGCCTAGATATTTCAGATATTTTCCAACGACTAAGCATCAAGGTCAATTACTACTTGACATTACAAAACGTGCTAAGTTCAAAAGTACGATTGCAGAGAACCCACGTGTATATCTACCATACACAGTAAAGAATGATGAGTCGGCAGAAGAAGTGGCACATCTATACTACGGTGATGTAAATTTAGTTTGGCTTGTTTATCTCGCAAACGATATCATTGACCCATATAAAGATTGGCCAATGGAACAAGAAAACTTCTACGATTACGTTGCTGACAAATACAAAGAAGAATATAAAGAAAGTACTGGCTCTGCTACAGCACCTAGACAATTGGTTCTTGATTGGTCAATGAACGAGACCATTGATGATAATGTTTTATACTATGAGAATGATGACGGTGATCAAATCAGTCTTGAGACATTCACATTGGGTGCAACATTCGATCCAGATTTTGATGCAGATGAGTGGTCAAAGATGACTGTATTCAGAGTAGAGAATATAGAGAATGAAAATAAGCGCCAGATACAAGTAATAAACAAAATCTATGCAGAGCAAGTGGATAAAGAATTCAAGAGATTGATGAATGACTGAAGCGGCTAATCAATCACCAGCAGGTACTTATGTACTGAATGGCTTTTATTTGATGCCTTCTACGGCTGATTCTAAAAGGCAAGCTGTTGGTGCTACCGAAAATCCTGATGCAGTATTGAGTGAAGATGATATTCTAGACATAAAGATGATCATTCACACATGGAGTATCAAAGAAAGTTTTACTAAGGGTCACATTAGTGGCTCTGCTAAGGTATATGACTCAGAAGGAGTCTTCTATTCGTTTCCTTTGCGTGGGCAAGAAAGAGTAAGAATCGTCTACACAGACTTTGTTGGCGTAGAGCGCCAAGAAGATATGTTCTTATATGCAGTGACAGATGTTGCTACACCCAAAGCAAGTGACGATAGCGTACTAGAGTATAACATACACTTCGCTTCTTACGGTAAGTTCTGGTCAGATAGGTTTTCTGTATCACGCTGTATTGCAGAGGGTAGCGGTTCTACTAGAAAATACATTCCTATTAGTGAACAAGTAGAGACTATATTCGAAGATTATTATAAGACATCAGATAGTGGTACAGATAAAGAAATCTTAGTACATGAAACAGAAGGCAATCAAAAGATTGTCATTCCTAATATGCGACCTGAGTCTGCAATGCATCTCATGTCACGTAAGTCTTACACATCATCTTTTCCATCGTCTCACTATAGGTTCTTTGAAACTAGAGAGAAGTATAACTTTATCAATCTAGAGGAAACATTCTCGACAGGTGAAAGTAAGGGTAAGTATACTTATGTATCTGGTCCACAAGATGAGACGCCTCAGGGTGAATTGAATAAAATGTCTGGTATCATTAGCATAGACTTTCATAAGCCTGTAGATACGTTTGACGCCATGAAGAATGGCGCTTACTATAGAAAAGTAGAAGAAGTAGATATCACTAATAGAATGGTGAAGTCACACGAATACACACACGAAGATGAATATAAGGATTACAAATATCCAGGCGCATCAGATCCCAAAGATTCTAAACGTGTACTAAGACATACATCTGACTTCATCAAAACGCATATGAACGATTGGTCATCTACATACGTCATAAAAGATTACCCAGATGCAGATATGCCTAATGCGTATGGTGTACGACCAAAGCCATATTATGGTGAGATAATCAATAATAAAAATGCTCATATTTATGACTATAGAGCGACTAGACTTACGATATCAATATATGGTAATAATGAATTGTTCCCTGGTGATCTAATTGAGTTAGAGATTCCTTACTTCAATGTGTACGGAAGTATCGATGAAGAGCGATCAGGAATCTATTTGATAGAAAGTATAGATAACATATTCTACGAGAATTCTTACATGCAAAAGTTGCAAGTATCACGTGGACCAATGAATGAGGTGAAAGAGTAATGTTCAACAGTAAAGATGGAATAAACCCATATTGGTTTATTGGCGAAGTTGTCGATAAGAATGATCCAACTAATAGTGGTCGTGTACGTGTTCGTGCAATAGGCATACACCCAGCAAGCGGATCTGAAATCAAAACTGACAAGACAGAACTTGACTACGTAGAGGATCAAGACTTACCGTGGGCATTCTGTATCAACGGGACATATGGCAAGATGCAAGCAATACCTGATGAGAGTGATTGGGTGTTTGGATTCTTTGCTGACGGAAGAGACGCACAACACCCTTTCATCTTAGGAACAATGTTTGGTCAGAACATCGATGACAATGGATTCGCAGATCCACCGGCAGGGGCAGAATAATGGCAAAAGTATCAAAAGATTTTATTGACAGCTACGGTAATGCCCCTCTATCGCCATGGATGAGTGGAGAGCAAGGCAAACGTACTGCTTCAGTTGTGCAGGGTGCAAGCCGTAAAGAAGAAAACAAAATCGGACTATCAGAAGATCAAACGTGGTCAGAGCCTGATGTAATCGCACCATCTAGAAGTATGAACACTGTAGTCTTTCAAGCAAAGAATGGTGGTAATACTGTTGTAGTCAATGACGAAGGCTCAGATGGCACGGGTTACATCATGATTACTCATAACACAGGTTCTGTTGTACAGATAGATCAGAATGGTAACGTGCTTATCAAATCATTTGGTGATACTCATAACACAAGTGAAGGTGTACAGCATCAGAGATCAGAGGGTAATTACAATCTGAACGTAGGTGATGATTGGAACGTAAGAGTAGAGGGCGGCTCTAACAACGTGTATGTTCAAGGCGATGTAAACATTCAGTGTGAGAACTTCAATGTAGAAGCACGTGGTAAAGCAACAATCAATGCCGCAGAAGCGTTAGAGTTACGTGGTGCTAAAGTAAGTATCGAAGCAAGTGCTACCGATATCGATATGGCATCATTCTCAAATATTAGAGCAAGTGCCTTGACTGGTGGTATTAGTATGGGTTCTACTCTTGGCATGTCACTGAACAGTCTCACGTCTTTGAACTTAGGTTCTGGTGTAGCAACTAATATTGGATCTCTCGGGCTTGTCAACACTAAAGTTGGCGGTGCGTATATCGTACAAGCAGGTGGACTTGTAGACATCAAAGCAACTGGTCTAGCTTATTTTGACGGTCTTCTAGTAAGACTTGGTGAATCAATCAGTCCTCCTATACCGTTGCCTGCTAAACCAGACAATGCAGAGTTGCCTAAGCTAAAGACTCCAGAAGCAAGACGCCCAGCAACAAATAGCCAAGACAATATAAATACTGTTATGCCATCTCCTGAAGGTATATCAGATCGGGCTGGAGACGATACAAAACAATGACATGTAGACCAACAACAATAGCAAGTAGATATTCGGAATCTGTTATCCAAACAGGGTTTGCTCCTGCGTTCAGTGTAGTTGATATATTGAACAAAGAAGCTAATCCAGCGGATAGCTATGACGCTACTACATTGCTTAGATTATCACAGAACTTGAATAAGACAGTAATCAGTTCAGATACCTCTGCGTTTCCTCTCCTGAATCAAAGATATCAACAATCACCTATTCTTTTTAGTGAGGTTGCTGACTTCTTAGATCAGAGTGGTTTGAATATCAATACAGTTGATACGCACCTCGCTGACTATCAAAATACTATAACGCCAAATCAGTACGTACCCGCTGACTCTATTCCGTCAGACATACGTGATATCTATTCTCAGTTAGAGTTTTACTATAGCGAGAATATGGCTAATTCTATTTCTGGTGGTCTGTGTAGCGCAATCGCAAATCCATTTGATAAACTTATTCCGCTGTTAGATGTGTTGACATTTGCTGGTAGTATTCTTGATACTATTCTCAGTTTCGATTTAGCATCTCTCGCAAATCCTCTAGAAGCACTCAAATCTAAATTAGAAGAGTTAGTAGACGAACTTGCAGAGACACTAAAGAAGCAACTAGAAGGTATTGTAGAATCTGCTACTCAGTTTGTGACAAACATCAAAGCTGGCGCAGAGAAAATGATCAAGAAGATCAAGCGTATGATAAACAACGTGAAGAACTTCTTACAGAATACTACTGTTGACAGTATCAAAGCTGACATCAAAAAGTTTATCGATAAGTCTGTAGAGCAATTCAAAAGTCTTACACCTAACGCTATCGCACTGTTGCTTTTCCGCTTCTGTCAATTTACAGAAATGGTACAAGCGTTTATGATGGGACCTATCGATGCACTTAGACAGTTCGCAGTAAACCTAACTTTACAAGAGCAACTAGTAGATAAGATCGGTGAGTATAGAACTAAAGATGCAGTGAACGCTGGTGCAGTAAGAGTTGATGAAGAGGGTGTAGACAAAGCTAAGAAACGGCTAGTCGAAGGACAGAATAGGGCCGCTAAGAAACAAGACGAAGAACGTTTCGTTTTCGAACGACCTTCTTCAGAGTTCTATGTATCCGCAAATAATCTAACTGACAAAGAGCGTGAAGGCTTGCTAAATCTAGGTGATGAAGGACTAGAAGGCAGATTCAAGTTCAATAGTTCTGTTTTGAATATGGGCAAATTTGTAAGTGACGCTGTAGAGGGCGACGGATACAGAAACGTTCAGCCAGAAGTATGGACAAAGTTGACAATTGTTGCCAGACGAATGAGTAAGACTTTTACGATCAACAGTGGATATAGATCACCTCAGTATAATGATCAAGTCGGTGGTGCTAAGAACTCATCACACAAAAGTGGACTTGCTATTGATGTGAGTATGTCTGGTATGTCAGATGAAGACATCCGCAAATTTATTCGTACAGCAAGTCAAGAAGGCTTTATGGGTGTTGCTTATTACTCAGGTAGTAATTTCGTACACTTAGACATGGGAGCAAGAAGATCGTGGCTTAGAGGTCACAGATTTGACAATTATATCGCTATGCACTTAGATGATGGATTTAGAACAGGATCTTCTAGTCAAATTAGCTACCCACAGACCCAAGTGTCATAAATATCAATAAAGGACCTATAGATGGCAATCAAGACACCACTCAACGCTAAGAAGTCTCTCTACTCAGACTTTCACATGGATCTATTTAGGAATCCCGTGAGTTTGGACTTAGCCGTAAATAGGGATGAAGAAGCAGTAAAACAATCAATAAAAAATCTGTTGTTGACTGACAGAGGTGAAAGACCGTTTCAGCCTGATCTGGGCAGCGACATTCGTAAGATGCTTTTCGAAAATCTTACACCTAATACCTCTCTTGTTATGAGAGAGATGATTCGTGAAACCGTAGAGCAATATGAGCCTCGTGCAAATCTTATTGGAGTGGATATAATCGCCACGCCAGATAATAATGCTGTACGTGTGGTAGTTGTATTCAACGTCATAAATAGTGAAGAAGAAGTAACATTAGTCACAACACTAACTAGGGTAAGGTAATGGCAAATCAGGCACCATTTACAGAATTAGATTTCACACAGATCAAAAGTAATCTGAAGACCTTCTTGAAATCTCAAGAGAACTTCAGAGACTATGATTTTGAAGGATCTAACATGAACGTCTTGCTAGACATTCTGGCAAAGAATACGTTCCAAAACAATTTCTATAACAACATGGCATTCTCAGAAATGTTCCTTGACTCGGCGCAGTTGAGAGAGAACGCTATGTCTCACGCAAAGGAATTAGGATATACTACTGGCTCACGTAACAGTTCAAGATCGAATCTTGCCCTTACGTTCAACGCAGATGATAATCCAGCTTTCGTAACAATTCCTAAGGGCACAAAATTCAATGCCCAATGTGGTACAAAGACTTATACATTCTTGACTGATGCTGTACGAGTAGTAAAGCCTGATGCTACTGGTGCATATACTATCGATGATCTAAAAGTTTTTGAAGGAAAGTACATAAAAGAGTATTATACTGTTGACAACACGAAGAAACAAGAGTATATTATAAACAATGAGAACGTTGACTCTGAAAGTATCAGGGTAAATATATACGATTCATCTGCCGCTAATGCTAACTCAACGGAATACGTAAGAACAAATACTATCTTCGGTGTTGAGCCAGATGATAACGTTTTCTATGTAGACACTCATTTCGACAATCTATACAAAGTAGAGTTTGGTCGTGATCGTTTTGGTAATGAGCCAGAGAATGCTACAGTAATTGAAATTGAATATCGTGTGACGAAAGGTGAAGAAGCAAATGGCGCTGGTAACTTTAGCACTATTGGTAACATTGGCGGGTACTCTGCTACTGTCACAAACAACGCTACAAACAATGCCACTCAGGGTTCAGAACGAGAGTCACTTGATGACATCAAATTCTTTGCACCCAAGTCTATCCAAGTACAGGAACGTGCAGTAACAAAGAAAGACTACGAAGTTCTACTGTCACAACAGTTCCCAAATATTCAGACTATTTCTGTTTATGGGGGTGACGAAGTTGATCCTCCTCAGTTTGGTAAAGCAATTATTTCTGTTGACGTGTTCAATGCAGACGGTGCTAGTGAGAATGACATCAAAGCATTCAGAGATTACATTCGCACAAAGACGCCTCTGACTATTGAGCCTGTGTTCTTACCTGCTAAGTTTATGTATATTGATCTTGCTATCAATACTGCATTCGACACAAAAACAACATCTAAGGGAGCGGCACTGCTTGAATCGTTGATCGAAGAAGCAATCATTACATACAATGATACATCACTCAATAAGTTCAACTTTACACTTAGACAGTCCAGACTCTCAAATATTATTGACACTAGTGATCCTTCTATAGTATCTACCGATATCGTTGCACGTCCGATAATCGAATACAAACCTGTTCTCGGTGATTTGGCAAACCCATCATTCGATTTTAGTGCTGAACTTGTTGTCCCTTATACGTTCAATGAAGTCATTGGATTCAATGCGTATAAGCCAGCTATCTCAACTTCAAGGTTTACACTGAACGGATCATTAGTGTCTCTTCAAGATGATGGTCAAGGTAACATTATTGCAATCACTGCCGACACTGCAACGCCTAGCGTATTCAAGAAGTCAATCGGTACTGTAGACTATACAACTGGTATTGTAAGACTGACTAACTTTGAAGTAGATAACTATGTTGGAAAAGCAATCAAGTTTTATGCAAACACCATAAAGAAAGACATTAGTTCAACTAAAGACAGAATATTAGTAATTCGCCGTGAAGATATAAACATAACTATGACTACAGTATAGAGAGAGTATCATGGCCGTTAGAGACAACGTAAGCAGATCAAGAGAGAATATCTACACAGATATTCCTAGTCAATTTCCTAGTATCTATAGGGAAGAGGGTCAGCTATTCGTAGAATTTGTCCAAGCATACTATGAGTATGTAGATACGACTTTACCAAAGTTTCGTGATGCGTTCTATGCACGTAATGTCGATACCACTGATTTTGATAAGTTTCTATTGTACTTCAAAAATAAGTACATGGACAATCTGCCGTTTGATTCTTCAACCGATTTACGATTTGTTATCAAACATATTACAGACTTCTATAGACGTAAGGGCACCGAGGAATCGTTGCGTCTTTTCTTTCGTATGTTTTTCAACGAAGAAGTCGAAGTATTCTATCCTAGTTCATCTATTCTAAAGCTATCTGATTCTATTTATGGATCAAGCCAGTACTTAGAAATGAAACCAGTTTCTAGTATTAGAGATTATCCTATTGTTCGTGGCGCAAAGATTGTGGGCGATACGTCAAAAGCAGAAGCGTTTATAGATGAAGTGATATTCAAAAACTTCAATGGTTCTATTACACCAATCGCTTTCATATCAAATGTCAATGGTAAGTTTATATCGGATGACGTGTTGACTTCTACTTTAGGTGATATCGTAAATAATGTAGGTAAACTTATCAAGGGCAGTATTAGTAATGCAACAGTACAGAATGAAGCAAGACTTCCTGGTAACAACATCGGCGATGATCTAAAACTTATTTCTACTGACAACGGTGTCTACGGCAAAGCAGTAGTAGATACAGTTCGTGAAACTACGACAGGCGTTATTGAGTTTGAAGTAGAAGATGGTGGCTATGGATATGCCGTGCAACAAGACGGTGTAAACAACGCAACTCTAAATGACTATTTGATCACTAATCAAGTTTTAGTTGTCGATACTAATAGTGGATATGACGTAAAGCCATTCGATACTATTACATTTACTTCCGCAGAAGTTAGATATATCAGTAATGATCAGCAAGTACCTGGGTTTAGTGCAGTAAGCATAACTGTTACAGTGGTAAAATTCGAAGGCTCTGTAATCTATTGTGTTGTGCCGAGTAACGATCTGCCTGTATTACCAGATAACTCGTACCTAGAAGGGACAAATGATAGAACTAGTGCAACTATTCGTACTACTAAAACATCTGCTTACTTACCTCAAGCACAGTATCGTGTTA